TTTTATGATGACTTCTTTTTTCCATCTCTACAGGCTCAAGGAATAAATACTATTGTTCACTTGGGTGATGTATTTGATAGAAGAAAGTTCATCAACTACAACACACTGAAGTCTTGTAAAGAATATTTTTTCGGACAAGCACACCGTCTGGGCATTACTATGCACATGATCCCAGGCAATCACGATACCTATTTCAAAAATACTAACGATGTAAACTCTCTGGATTTGTTGTTGCAAGAATACGACAACATCAAAATTTATCCAGAAGTTTCGGAGATGGATTTGGATGGAAGAAAAATACTATTTGTTCCGTGGATATGTAGTGATAATTATAAGTCTACTATGGAAGCTGTTGCTCGGACTGATGCCAAAGTTTGTTTCGGACACTTTGAGTTCACTGGCTTTCAGATGTACAAAGGCGTTCCAAATGATCATGGGATGGATCACGATCCCTTTAAGCATTTTGATTTGGTTTGTAGTGGGCATTTCCATCATCGCAGTTCTCGTGACAATGTTAATTACCTTGGCAATCCTTATGAAATTACTTGGTCTGATTTTCAAGATGACCGAGGGTTTCACATCTATGATACGGAGACTAACGAACTAGAGTTTCATCAGAATCCTTTTCGTATGTTTCACAAATTGTTTTACAATGATGTCGATGGCCAAAGTCAATTTGATTTGACTGAAGTTGTTGGTGCTTGTGTGAAGTTGATCGTAGTAAAGAAAGACAACTTTTTAAAGTTTGACAAACTGGTGGATTCTCTGTATACTTGTAACTGTGTAGAATTAAAAATCATTGAAGACTTCTCTGAGTTTGAGGATGAGGCCGTTGGTGAAGTAGAGTTGCAAGTGGATGACACCATGACACTCCTGAGTGAGTATATACATAATACAGTGACAGATTTAGACAAGGATAAATTGACATCAGTTATGCAGACCTTGTACGTCGAAGCTCAGCATGTAGAATGAAGGAACAGTATGTAGATATTCCAGACAAGTTGCCAGAACAAAAATATTTTGTTTCTGGAGGTTGTTCTTTTACGACCTCCATGCTCTATGATTCATGGCCAGAAGCAACATGCGAACTGATGAACTTTGTCAATCTGAATTGTGCGTTTCCCGCGATAGGAAACAATCTAATAATGATGAGTGTTCTTAACACACTGCAACGGTTGATATCTCAGGATGTCTCTTTTGAAGATATTGTCGTAGGTGTGATGTGGTCAGGCGCAGATCGTACAGAATATTATAGGAACCAGTGGCAAGAAGATATACTGCCCATGAAATCTAGGGGATTCATGACTCCGGTCAGATTCATAGAAGAGTCTGACGGATATTGGGTTCCCATGAGTCCTTCTGGTGTTGGGTTTATGCAACAACAGGCCGGCAAATTTTTCCCATCATATACCAAGAAGTATGGTGATTTGGGACAGATAATGTACGAAGAATTTTTCTTCAGTGATACTACTCGCGTTATCAATACTCTGAGAAGTGTCTTAACTCTACAAGAGTTTTTGAAGAACCATAATATAAAATACTTTTTCACTAGATATGTGGAGGGTGCTTTTATAGAAAAGTGTTGGACTGATCCCGAAGTCAGTTGGTTAGTTGATTTAATTGATTGGGATATGTTCATAGGAGGTGGAGAATTTGAGTGGTGTTTTGACAACACTGATCTTGATTTTCAAAAGGAAGTTTTATTCAGCAAAGTTGAAAGACCAAGAAATACTGGAGGAAGACACGCTGGTTATTTTTCACACCCTACAACACAACAACATGCCATTTATGCTGAACAAGTAATTGTTCCCAGACTAAAGAATATTTTATGATTACATTTCAAAAGTTGCGATGGAAGAACTTTCTTTCTACTGGCAACTCTTTTACAGAGATAGATTTTACAAGAAACACTACGACATTGATCGTGGGTGAAAACGGCAGTGGTAAGTCCACCTGTCTCGACGCACTGTGTTTCGGATTGTTCAACAAACCATTTCGTAGTATCAACAAACCACAACTAGTAAATTCAATCAACGGCAAACGGCTGATGGTTGAGATTGAATTTTCTGTGGGTAAAAAACAATACAAGGTTGTGCGTGGAATGAAACCTCATGTGTTTGAAATCTACTGTAATGACCAGTTTATTGATCAGGATGCTGCTGCCCGTGACACTCAGAAGTATCTTGAGGATAGTATTCTCAAACTAAATTACAAATCATTCACTCAGATCGTAATCTTGGGTTCTGCTTCTTTTACACCCTTCATGCAACTTCCCCTATCATCTCGCCGAGAGATCATTGAAGACCTATTGGATATTCAAATCTTTACTAACATGAATGTTCTTCTCAAAGAGAAGATCAATACACTGAAAGAAGAGATCAGTTCTATCGAAGGTTCTATTGAGGTGGCAAAACAGAAGACAAAAGTTCAGAAAGAATATATAGATACGCTGGAGAGTGATAAAGCAACTCATCTAAACAACTTGGAGGAACAGATAAATGAGCTCGAACAGGAGATTGAATCGAATCAAAAAGAACTTGACTCTAGGGAGAAGGAGAAACTGGCTCTTGGCGACCCAAAGGCGGAACAAAGAGAACTTGACGGACACCGAAAGTCTTTCCAATCCAGCCTCAAACAAGCACAAAGAGAGTTAGAATTTTATGAAGATCACGACGACTGTCCAACCTGTAAACAGGGCATACCACACGACCACAAGGAAAAGGTCAAGGCCGGAAAATCAAAAGAAATTCAAGACCTCAGTAGAGCAACAAAAGGACTCGACAAAAAATACGAAGAGGTAGCATCTACCCTAGAAAAGTTTGTTGATCTATCCAACCAGATGTCCGAGTTGCAGACGGAGATGATCTCACAAGAGAGATATAAAAATAATTTGCAAAATGATCTTGTGTCGGTTAAAGGTAACAGAGCAAACATAGATGAGGAGACCAAGAAACTCAAGTCTTTGGCTAAAGAGGTTCTTGATAAGAATGCCAACAAGTCTGCAAAGAATGAAGAACAACACTACAACATTGCTGCATCACACTTACTGAAAGATACTGGTATTAAGACCAGAATCATCAAACAGTATTTGCCGGCCATCAATCAGTTGGTCAATAAATACTTGCAGTCAATGGACTTCTTTGTTCACTTTGAGTTGGATGAGAAGTTTAATGAAACAATTAAGTCTCGACACAGAGACAGATTTAGTTACGCCTCATTCAGTGAGGGTGAGAAACAACGTATTGACTTGGCATTGTTGTTCACATGGAGAACTATTGCTAAGATGAAGAACAGTGCAAGCACAAACCTCTTGATACTTGATGAGGTGTTCGATAGTTCACTTGATAACAATGGAACCGACTATGTGATGCAGTTGTTGAATACTATTGGAGATCAAACAAATGTCTTTGTGATTAGTCACAAGGGCGATCAGTTGTTTGATAAGTTTAGAAGTCAAATCAAATTTGAAAAGAAACAAAATTATTCGGTGATGTCATGATGGAATTATTACCCCTTACCCACCCCATGTTGAAAGTACCACCCACGGAGTTTACTAGATGGGACGAGGCAGAACAAATTGGAGAAGATATTTTTCAAAGGCAACTTGCATTGGGTGGTGTGGGACTGTCTGCTAATCAAGTCGGTTTGAATTATCGAATCATGACTATGGGTGCAAAGGGCAAGAAATGGATTATGTACAATCCAGAACTTGTCGGTCTCAGTGAAGAACAGATCAAGATGGAAGAGGGATGTCTAAGCGCTCCAGGCATTATGCTGAAAGTGTGGCGCCCTGAGAAATGCACCATCTCATATCAGAACGCAGATCAAGAAATTGTTATGGAAGAATTTGATGGTCTGTGGGCCAGAGTTGCCTTGCATGAGTATGATCATATGTTGGGGCAAAACTTCTTGATGCGAGTCAGTAAACTACAGTTGGACAGGGCAATCAAGAAGGTGAAAAAACAACAAAGAAGAATGAAAAAAATAAAAGAGGAGCAAATTGTATAAATATATACTGAAGGCTTGGTTGATTTGGAAATATGCAGTTGGGTCTTTCTCGGATGAAAAAACAAAAGACTACGATGATATTGTAGCTATCGTTAGAACAATGATTGTATTGGTCAATTTTGTCACATGCTTTTTTATAATGGCCAATGCAATAAGGCACTGGTAAAAAAATGGCATACTCAGATAAAGTTATAGATCACTACGAGAACCCCAGAAATGTCGGCAAATGGGAGCCTGGCACTGAGGGAGTTGGAACTGGAATGGTAGGCGCACCCGCTTGTGGTGATGTCATGCGATTACAGATCAAGGTAGAAGACGATAGAATTATTGATGCAAAATTTAAAACCTATGGTTGCGGTTCTGCAATTGCATCATCCTCACTTCTTACCGAATGGGTAAAAGACAAAACTCTGGATCAAGCCTCAGAAATAAAGAATACAGAACTTGCCGAAGAACTGGCCCTCCCGCCCGTGAAAATTCACTGTAGTGTTTTGGCGGAAGATGCCATCAAAGCCGCAATCAAAGATTACAAGGAAAGATATGCTGGAGATAACTGATACCGCTAAGTCATATTGGAGTAATCTACTTGCCCAAAAGCCTGGCGCTAAGTATGTTCGACTGTCCATCAAGGGTGGTGGATGTGCTGGATTCGCATATGAATGGCAATACACCGACAACGATGACAGAGGCACACTAGTTGATGATATCGTAGTGGTGGATGATTTTGCCAGCACCGCAGTTGTCGGTAGCAGAGTTGATTTTGTAGAGAACTTGGGTGGTTCTCACATAGAACTTACCAACCCAAATGAAGCAAGTGCTTGTGGGTGCGGAGAGAGTATACAATTCGTAGATGCTGTTATTGGATAAGGAGAGAAATGACAGAAAAAGAGCTAGAGAGTTGGGTAATAAATAACCCTATCTTGGCCAATGCAGTGTTCCCAACATGCGTAGTTTTGGGGGCATTGACCTTAATGACGGGGATGATATTTTTTATTGATTGGATGTTATATATCCATTCATTCTAGGAGCAAACATGTCAGACGATTTCGATTTCGGTTTTACTGCGGTAGATGATATACCTGCCACTGCCAGTGAACCATCTCAGCCCGTAAGGGCAGAACTACCAGATGATGCGCTAGATGCCATCATGGATAAATTAGAACAATTAGAATCAAGAATTCTGTCTGCTGATAACAGTGACATGATCAATGAACATCGCTCTCTGTTGGAGTCAGATATCGCACAGAAACTTCAGGCGGTTGAAGGATTGATTCTACCACTATTACACAATTTGAAAAAGAATCCAGAGAAGGACTATATTCACTGGCCAAATAGGAACGTGATTATAGATAAACAAATAGAGAAAATACAGGCGGTAACAAGATACTATGAAAGAATCTAACAAAACAGAACAAGATTTACTCATTGAGGTTCAAGGGGATCAACTGAGATTTCAGAAGAAAAAACTAGACGATCAGACAAAGGGCCTTCTGCAACAGCAGAATGAGATGGAAAAACAGGCCGAATTGATCGCCGAACAGACCAGATTGAGTCAAATTTTGTCAAAAGAAACCATATAAATTTGTAAGTCTTTGATTTAAAAGGGAAACTATTTTCACTTTTTTCGCTCAAGCCCCTTGACATCTGCTTCGATAGCTGTCATAATATGTATATATTGAGATGAGAGATAGTTAATGAACATAGATTCCAAATCCAACCTCGCCAAGTTGCTGGCCACTGAAGATATTTCGGTGGAACATGCAAACGTCGAGACTGCGTATTTCGATCTGAAAGAACGCAAAATTGTCCTACCAAATTGGAAGGATATGCCCGAATTCATGTATGATCTTTTGATCGGTCATGAGGTGGGGCATGCCCTTGTCACTCCGCTTGAGGGTTGGCATGATGCAACTTGCAATGAGGGCCCTGCCTTCAAGGGTTTCCTTAATGTTGTTGAAGATGCTCGTAATGAACGACTAGTCAAACAACGATATCCAGGCCTCGTCAAGTCATTCTACAAGGCTTACGGTCTATTATACAAAAAAGATTTCTTTGGTGTCAAGGATCGCGATCCTGCTACCTTGTCACTTATTGATCGAATCAACCTACACTACAAAGTTGGTTCAATGTTGAATCTCTCTTTTGTTGATGCTGAACAACGATTCATTGATGCGATTGATGTTGCTGAGACATGGGAAGATGTTGAACAAATCGCTCGTGAACTTTTCGATTTCGCTAAAGAAGAGATGCAGCAACAACAACAAATGCCTGATATGTCTGATGAAGAGTCTGATGAAGATTCCGCCGGCGAATCTATGCCGAGTGAACAGTCTGACAGTCAAGAAGATTCTGATGAGTCTCAAGAGTCTGAGTCTGCTCCCGAACAGTCTGAACAGGGCGAAGAGTCTGATGAAGAGTCTAACTCTGATGCTACCAATTCTCAAACCGATTCTGAAACTGCCGAAGAGTCTGACTCCGATGAACAGTCTGAAGAATCCCAAGAGTCTGAAGTCGCTGATGGTAATGAGGTTAGTGATGATCCGATATCAATCACTGATCAAAACTTCCGTGCCAACGAAGGTCGGTTGTTGGAAGAATCAAATGAGAACATTGGTGGTGTCGCCACGGTCAAGGTTCCTAAACTGAACCAGAAACGTACAATCATTCCTGTTTCTAAAACTTGGGAGAAGCCTTTTTCTATCAAAGAATATGGCAATTGGAATGAGGAAGCTGCTCCTTCAATCAGAAAGAAATTCATCAATCAATTGGTCACTGACTTTCAAAACAAAAACAAGTCTGCGATCAATCAATTGGTGATGCAGTTTGAGATGAAGCGCAAGGCCTCTGAGTTACGCAAGGCTCAGGTCAACAATACTGGTAAGTTGAATGAAGACAAGTTGTGGGCTTACAAGTTGACTGATGATCTGTTTCTGTCAAACACGGTTGTGCCCAAGGGTCAAAATCATGGTATGTTCATGATTCTGGATATGTCTGGTTCTATGTCCGGTCAGATGGCTGGTACAGTAGAACAGTTGCTCATTCAAGTTGCCTTCTGCAAAAAAGTTGGTATACCTTTCGATGTTTATGGGTTCTCTTGCCAAGTTCATACGCCAGATTCTTATGGTCAAAAACATAAAGAACTTTCTGATGGCATGATCCATGTTGAAGGTGGCGTAGGTTTGGTTCAGTTGATCACTTCCGAATTGAGTTCTGCTGACTACACTAATGCCTTTGAGTCTCTGCTTCAATACGCACACCACTGGAAGTCATACGGTGCCGGTTACGGCCGTCGATACGATGCGACTCGGTTTGGTAATGCTTACGTTGATGGATATGACATGCCTAACTTCTTGCAACTTGGTTCTACTCCGCTTGCTCAGTCAATGTTATGTGCGATTGATCCTGCTGTTGATTTCAAGATTCGCAACAAAATCGAAGTGTTGAACACTATCGTTTTGACTGATGGTGGAAACACCGATGAATTCCAAGTTGTTGAGACTGACATCTACGGCGAACATAGGGGATTCAAACACTATGGTCGGTCTCCTACAAAACTTGTTTTGAAGTATGGGATCACCAGTGTTACGACAAAACATGAAGTTCGATACTCTAATTGGGGTCGAGTTGGTCGAGAGATTTCCATGCGATCTGCCAATGCTATTTTCAAGACTGTCACTGGAAGTCGATTGGTTCACTTGTTCTTGACTACCAAGGGTAGGGCCGCTGCTCGTGATGCTTGGTCTTTTGTGAGTGGCCAGAATGCTCACTGGAATGAAGGTGAGTTTACTTCTGTTCACAAAAAGTTCTGGTTGAAAAAAGATTACATGCCTGTTGACAGTGTTTGGGGTTATGACGCCGCATTTGTGATCAAGGGTGGTGCTGATCTTCAAATTGATGATGTTGAGTTGGAAATCAAGTCTGAGAAAAAGGCCGATGTGCTGCGTGGATTCCGCCAGTTTCAGTCTAAAAAGACTAATTCCCGCCACTTCATCAACCGATTCATTGATCTGGTTGCGTAAGTCATTGATTCCAAAGGGAAAGAAAATTAAATTATTTCGCTTTGGCCCCTTGACATTTGCTTCCCAATGTAGTAAGCTAGTATAGTAAAGTGAGAAATTGAGAGAGAGTTATATTATGAGTGTTAAACAAAAAGATCAGTTGATGTCTGCGCTTGCCGCATCTAACAACCAAACCGGAATTTTCAGTAAGACTGAAGTTCTCAACATCGCCGCTGAGGCTGGACTGAGTAAACCAATGTGGTTTTTCAAAGAGGCCAAGGTTGGTCGCAATCAGTTCAATCCTGCCATGGTTGGCCAAGTTGTTCCAATGCCTACTGCGCCAGTCGCTGTGATCCAATCACAACCCGAACCAGTTGCCGCTTCTGCCGCTAAGGTTCTAACACAGGCGAAACTTGCAGTGGAAATTGAAAACCTAGTTCCTGCTAAAGATTCGACATATGTTCCATTCGGTTTCTATCGTGACCTAGTGAACATTGTCAAGTCTGGTATGTTCTATCCTACATTCATTTGTGGTCTGTCCGGTAACGGTAAAACCATGATGGTCGAACAAGTCTGCGCTAAGTTGAAGCGCGAGGCGATCCGTGTCAACATCTCAATCGAAACCGATGAAGATGATTTGATCGGTGGCAATACGCTTGTCGATGGTAACGTTGTTTATCGTGAAGGCCCTGTCCTCACTGCCATGAAACGCGGTGCGATTCTGATCCTTGATGAGATTGACCGTGGATCAAACAAGTTGATGTGTCTACAGGCAATCCTTGAAGGTAAACCCTACTTCAACAAAAAGACTGGCGAAGTTGTTACTCCCGCCTCTGGTTTCAATGTGATCGCTACTGCGAACACCAAGGGCCGTGGTTCCGATGACGGTAAGTTCATGGGTGCTCAGATTCTTGATGAGGCGTTCCTTGAGCGATTCGCGATCACTGTTGAACAGGAATACCCTTCCGCGATTCAAGAGAAAAAAATCATTGTCAACAAAATGACTGTTGCCAATTGTGTTGATGAGGATTTCGCTGACAAGTTGGTGACTTGGGCTGATGTGATCCGAAAGACTTTCTATGAGGGTGGCATTGATGAGTTGGTATCGACTCGCCGTCTGGAACACATTGTCAAGGCATTCGCCATGTTCAATGACCGCCTCAAGGCGATCCAGTTGTGCGTCAACCGATTCGACACCGACACCAAAACTGCTTTCATTGACCTTTACTCAAAGGTTGATGCTGGTGTCGATCTGACAATGGATGACCCACAAGAGTCTTCTGATGATGAGGGTGATGATCTTGACTTCTAAGATTGATTACAAATACAACGAAGGAGCTCTTATCGAAGAGCTCCAAAAGTATATAGATGCTACCTATGGTGAACACTACTCAATCAATAAGTATCAGGCGACTGAGTTTATTATTGACGGTGGCCACGGTGAGGGGTTCTGTATAGGAAACATCCTAAAGTATGCACAACGCTACGGTAAGAAGGATGGATACAACCGAAAAGATTTGATGAAGGTGTTACATTACGCCATCATCGCACTCCATGTTCATGACTTAGAACAGGAGTAACAGTTCCGCTACGGCGGGCCGGACACTGGTGGCCTCTCTCACTCTCTCTCAATTCACCAGTGTCCGGCATTTTATTATAAATAGAGAGAGAAAGACTAACCCGTTACGGAGAGAACAATGGCTTATAGATATCGAATGACCTTTACGCGAACCTCATCTGATGATGAGTGGCCCTTTTGGGAGGCAAGTTTGAATGGCACTTCCTTTGAAACTAAAGCACAGGCCTGGCAAAGTTGGTTTGCTGGTCGAAGTGATGCAACCATGACAGTAGATACCAGTGCAGATGGTTTGACCTTGCACGCTGACATAACTTGTGCTGATCAGACCGCGTGGAATACTTACAAGGCTGCTTATGATTCTGAGGTTGAGAATGATCAATGGGCAGATAGTAATGTCACCTCATATATGTCAGGCAATGGCATTTCGGTTGCTGTTAGTGAGGGTGAAGTTTAACCCTTGACACCCGCCCCACATTTTGTTATTATGTAATTTGAAGTTTGATTGGAGAATTTTATGATGAAAGTTTCAAAGTCCACGTTGGATACCTTCAAGAACTTTGCCTCTATCAACACGAATCTTTTGGTTCGTGAGGGGCAAACTCTTGCTACTGTATCCAATTCCATGAATATTCTGTGCCGTGCCTCGGTCACAGAAAGTTTTCCCCGCGAGTTTGCCATCTATGATTTGAATCAGTTCTTGTCCTTATTGACTATGGATGAGAATGCTGATCTTGAATTTGGTGATGAATCTGTCACGGTAAAAACTGGCGTTGGTAAGTTTGAGTTCTTCTATGCAGAACCATCCGTTATCAAGGCTGCACCAGACAAGGAAATTCCTGTCGAGGAAATGTATTCCTTCCCTATCACTAAAGATAGTATCCAGACAATCTATCGTGCTGCGTCTGCGATCTCTGCACCATTCTTGCGTGTTGTCGGCAACGGCAATGAAGTCTTCCTTTCCGTTGGTGATCCCAACACACCGAAGAGCAATTCTTTCACAACGTCTCTGGGTGATAGTCAACAGGAGTTTGATGCTCGTTTGAGTATTGAATCCCTCAAGGTTATCCCCGATGACTATACAGTAACAGTCGGAACCAAACCAGTTATGAAGTTTGAGAATGATAATCGAATTTACTGGTTGGCTCTTGACCCAAGTTCAAAGGTAGGTTAAAATGGCATTAGAAGTTGGTTATCGGTTACCCGCCGATATTGAATGGAATACTCGTGTCCGTGATGAAGAGATGTCACAGCAGGGTATTCAAAACCCATACAAGTGGGAGAAGGTAGTCTCTGGTGACTTGTTCAAGAACAAACGTGTGATTCTTTTTGCATTGCCTGGGGCTTTCACCCCAACATGTTCTGCTGAACAATTGCCTGGCTACGAAGAGAATTACAAGGTGTTCCGGACAAAAGGTATTAATGAAATTTACTGTTTGTCTGTGAACGATAGTTTTGTCATGAACGCTTGGTTTCGACATCAACAAATCAATGGGGTAAAACCGATCCCCGATGGATCAGGCACCTTCACTGAAAA